ATAGACTACGACAAAGACCCAGACCTAGAGTTTGTTGAAGATGGGGACTGGGCTATGGTACGTAAGTACGCACACGCATCTACAGTCATAGACATCTTCGGAGAGTCCTTGACTGATGAGCAGATACTAGAGCTGGAGAACCCACAGCAGACATCAGCTGACTCATACCTATTGTACAGAGCTGAAGCTAATGGTAGTGATGAGAACATCTACCGCAACAGACTCATAGAGTGCATTACTGTATACTGGAAAAGCCGTAAGCGTATAGGCTTTGTAAGCTATCCAGACCCTATGACTGGGGTAACAGAAGAGATGGTGGTAGAAGAAGGGTTTAAGCTTCCTAAAGAAATGAAGGAGATGGGGGCTAAGATCAGGTATGAGTGGGTCAATGAAGTATGGGAAGGAACCCGGATAGACGGTAGATTCTACATAGACATCAATCCCCTGGCTAATCAACGTACATCACTAGACAACCCATCTAAGTGTAAGCTCCCAATCAACGGGAGAAAATACTCAGACATAAACTCTGACAACATATCGTTGGTCAGTCTTGGTATTCCGTACCAGCTGAACTACAACATCTTCAAGTACCGTATGGAACTTGCTATTGCAAGGTCTAAGGATATCATAGCTCAGTTTGACATCAACATGATTCCCAAGAAGTGGGACATGGATAAGTTCATGTACTTCGTAGAAGGTACAGGCATAGCATGGGTTGATTATAACAAAGAAGGTATACAGCTATCTCCTCAGCATCAGTCAGTTATGGATATGTCTATCAAGACTATAGGCCAATACCTGCAGCTGCTTGAGTCCATACAGATGGAGTGGGAGAAGATATCTGGGGTAAACAGACAACGTCAAGGTGGGATAGGACCATACGAAGGCAAAGCTGCATCACAGCAAGCTATCGTACAGTCTAGCCACATCACTGAGGACTTATTCCGCAAGTACACAAGGTTTGAGCAACGTGAGATGCAAGGATTACTTGACTACTCAAAAGAAGCTTGGGTTAATGGTAAGAAAGGCATGTACGTAATGCCTGACTCTACTATACAGATGTTTGACATCTCATCTATGGAAATGATGGAGTCAGAGTTTGGGATCTTCATGTCTGACTCTGGGAGAGACCAGGACAAGCTTGAGCAGGCAAGAGCTATGGGTCAACAGATGGTACAGAATGGTGTACCCGCATCTGCAGTACTGGATATGTTTGATACTGAGAACTTTATCGGACTTAAGGACAAGATTCAGAAAGCAGAGAAAGCTCAACAAGAGCTGGAACAAGCTCAGCAACAAGCTCAGCAGAAACAGCAAGAGCAGCAGATGAAGATGCAGCAACAGCAGATGCAGCAGGATATGCTTGAGAAAGACAAAGACCGTCAGGTTGAAATAGAGAAAGCTCTTATAAACGCAGAAGCTAGAGATCAAACTGACAAGCTTCAGCTTGATATGGAGAAGATGATGCGGGACTTTGAAGTCAAGGAAAGAGAGATAGATCTTAAGCAGCAAGCTCTTGACAAGGAAGGTGATCTAGAACCTAACGGAGTATGACCAATAAGCAAAGAAGATCGATAGTAAATGAAGCTAAGTCTAAAGGCTACACTGGTAGCTATATAGACTTATTTAAACAAGCTGCACTCAATCCGTCTGACAATCAGGAGGTGTTAACTGCTGACACACCTCAAGAAAAAGAACAAGGACTAAGACCACTTCATGAAGCCGGGAGGACTGATGCATCTATGGAATTCAAAGATGTCCCTCCTAACACTCCATTCAATACGATGGGGATGAAAGCCCCAATCGACATCAAGAAGTTCGATGAGCAGGGACACCTCGTAAAGTCATATGAGAATGTTCCTCCCGGTATTCAGAATTTAGGAACTGGTCCTAGAAGAGGTACAGTACTTGAGACTCCGTCTCGCATGCAGGAAGGCGGAGTGAAAGACAACACCCGAGTGTCTATGCCCGAACTGCAAGACCAAGAAGCATTTAATCCATACAGTGATTTGCATCTACCCCCTTCTGGGCGGATAGATTACTCAGGGGCCAACGTAGAAGATCTGTTAGGGATAGGTGCATTGCTAAAAGCACCAGTAAAAGCAGCAGCAAAAAATGCGTACAAGATAAACCCTTTTGCTACTAAGCTGAATGACCCCAACGCATTCTTCAGAATCGCAGGAAGAGACGCCCTGAGAGATGCACAGGAACGTGGCCTCATTAGTGCTAAACCTCTACCGAAGAATGCAACTTTCGACCAACGGTATTTTATACCTGACTTTCCTTCCTTTGCAAAAGGAAAACCTGATTTAAGGTACCTCAAAAAGTCCGATGATGTCATTTTTAAGAACACGCGAGAGATGTTCAAAAGAAATGAAATAAATCCCGTTACCGGCAAAAAGATTAGAGGAACACACTGGGCATATAGGGCAATCGACCCTAAAACGGGTAGAAACTTTAGAGAAATACCTCTAGAGGAGGTATATGAAGCAACCCCGCACTGGTTAAAAGGATTTAAACCGATAAAAAAGCAGACTGGGGGATACAATCCCAACGAGTACATGAATGAAATGGAGCCCAAGGTATTCCCTAATCAAAAGAGGGATGCACAGTGGGTGAACTATGCTACTCAACATGACTTCGCAGGGAGATTCCCAGGAGAGACAAGAACCAACGAAGAGATTGGTCTTGAGAGGTCTAATAGAAATACTGTTCCGCTAGTCCCTAATCCTGTAAGACCTAAAGAGCTTAAGCTTCCGCAGGAAGGCGGCTTTGAAAATAGAAAAAAAGCTCAACAAGGAACTATAGTAGACTACCTGCTTCCAGCTCTTGAATCTAACAATGCATTAGATTTTGGTAACCAACAAGCTGAAAGCCAAGCTAAACTAGTTGCTAAGTCAGAGCAGGACTTAGATGCTGAACGGCAGCATGTTCAAAGAGTAAGAGAGAACGTAATACCAACAGCAAAAAACATAGCTTCAAGGTGGGAGAATATGAGCAGTGAGGATAAAGCTGCTTATGATGACATACTTGACTATGCTACAAATAGTAGTGCAACGGGTCTTGCTCCTCCCACGCAAGGTAAAACTAGGGGACAGCAGACATCTGAAGTAAGACAAAAGCTGGCTGACAGACCTGAAAGCTTGAAAGAGTATATGCCCAACTACAACATATTCTTAGACCAGCCTGATAAGTTTGGTACTAATAGAGGTGTGTACTGTACTACAATGGGGTGCTTCGCATATGAAGAGGCAGGTGCAAGACAAATAACTGATGCAAATGGGCATCCCATGAGAGGCAACGCTCAGTTTGTAAGAGCCACACAGCAAGGAGTAAGTGGGTTTGAGCAAGTAAATCCAGAAGATAGACAACCTGGAGACTTAACTGTCTTAAGAGGATCTGCAAGAGCAGATTATAATGATCCAGCGAGTAGAGTAACTAGAGATCACCACACAGTTATATATGCAGGTGAATCAGAAAGAGAAGAAAGTGCTAGAAGCATAGGCAGGCGAGCATTGGATTGGTTAACTGGAGAAGGAGAAGAAAAAAATCCAGAGTACTCAGAATCAAACCCAGGAGCAATAAAAGCATACAGTGCTGAGGGAGGAGATATGCATCAGTTCAGCCTTGCTACACGCAATAACGAAAATCCCTCAACTGGGGAAGGATTTAAGTTCTACAGATACGTAGGCCAAACTCCTCAAATGACAGGCAGAGTTGAAGAAGCTAAGCAACGACAGGTAAAAGCAGATATGGTAGCTAAAGCTCTGCAACAGAACGCAGAGGCAAAATCTAAGCTGGGACCTGAGCGCCCAGAAGCTCCTAACATAGAGCTTCTTGGCAGTAAAAAGGTTTCTCCCATAGAGACAGAGGATCCTAAAAAGGACATAGTCAAAACAAATAGAAAGACTACAGAGTCCAAACCTAAACTAGCAGAGAAAATAGCTAATAGAGTTAAAGGCAAAGTTTATGATCTCAAAGACAGGAGAAAGTCCAAGCAGCCTAAAGCGGCTAGTGAAAAAAGCCAGAGAAGAGCTAAAATCAAAGCGATCAAAAAACAAACTAAAGATCGCATGAAAGAGGCTAAACAAGGCTAGTGATATATAGTAATCAAAACTATAAAAAATAATTTTACAACTGCAAACCCACTAACACTAAATACATTTGTATAATGACAGACCCAAATGACAAATTAGACTTCAACGCGATATCGTTTGACGACGTTATCGGCGACGGGGCCCCTGGCCTTGAAGTAGTTGAAGAAACAGCACCTCAAGACGTTGAGGAAGTTGAGAATGAGTTGGACGAAGATGCGAAGGATCGGGGAGATGAAGACTACACAGATGCCGATGAGTACCTCAGACCAGAGGAAACTGGGCAAACTGTAGAAGACGAGTACGAAGAAGGTGATGCAGAAGACGTCCCAATTTCAAATCAAATCTCTGACATACTAGGCTATGAGCTTGAAAACGAGTATGATGATACCGTTGAAGGTTTAACTGAGTATGTACGAGACGTCTCACAGGAAGTAGCAGAGACTCAAATTAATGAGCTCTTTGAACAATTCCCTGAAGTCCAACAACACTTAGATTACCTCCTAGCAGGAGGAGATTCAGGACAATTCTTCGAAGCTCACAATCCTCAGAATGATTTCTCTAATCTTGCTCTAAGTGAGAAGGATACCATGACCCAAAAGGCAGTACTCTCGCAGTACTTCCAGTACAAAGGGCATGACCAAGGCTTTATCCAAGATATGCTTGATGACTACGAAGACAGTGGTAAACTGTTTAGTAAAGCTGAGCTTGCTAAAAACTCTCTTGCTGAAGTACAGCAACAACAGAGAGAGCAGATGCAACAAGAACAGCTTGAACGGTATCAAGAACAGGAAGCTCAAAAAGAGCAATTCTGGGATGGAGTTGCAAACACACTAGAGGAAGGGAGAGAGTTTGCAGGTATTAGTATACCTGACAGAGACAAATCCAACTTCTTTGAATACATCTCTGCACCAGCAGATGACTCAGGTAGAACCCAAAGAGACATTGACTATAGTGAAGCTGATATGGATATCAAGCTTGCTATGGATTACTTGATGTACAGCGGATTCAATCTAGAAGATATTATTTCTACGAAAGCTAAGTCCGAAAGCGCACGCAATCTGCGTGAACGTATTGTCTCTAATCAAGAGAGAGTACGTAATGCTAAAGGTCAAAGCAGACGTAAACAAACAGCATTTGATCCAGACAATCTGGACATAAACGCGCTTTTTTAAGCAATCTTAATTTTAAATATAAACAATCATGGC